TCCGCGCGAAAACTCCACCTTGGTCACGCCCGTGACACCCGGCACCGTGAGCGCGGCAGCGGCAACACGGCTGCGGTACACGACGCCGCCGAGATCCACATCGCCGGTGATGGGATTGCCGTTGCTCATGTCGAGCGAGAGCAGGCCCGCCGTGAAGTCGGACAGCGTCTGCTTGGTGATGTCGGCACCGGGGTAGCTGCCCTCGTCCACCTCCATGGAGACGCGACAGTGGAGATTCTGCGCGGCAGCGATGGAGAGCTTGATCAGCTGCGAGTGGCCCTCCTCGTCCACGGCGTGAAAGTCCGTGGCCTCGGTGCCGTACGACTCGATGCCGGCAGGCAGGTTTTCCCAGATCGTGTCCACGATCGGCTGTAGTGCCACAGGGCTCGCGTCCGACACGATCATCAGCGCCTCCACGCTCTTGGCAGGCGCCCCGGTGAGCGGGTTGGTCACCATGCTGCGATTGCTGTAGACGCGCACGGCCTGCACGTTGCTGAGCTTGGAGATGGCCGCACGCAGCGCGGGGACCGTGCCCGTGCCGGCGTCTGCCAGCTCCTGGATGCGGCGCACGCGAAACTCGGCGTCACTCTCTGCGGCAGTCCCGAGGGCGGTCGTGACGAAGCTCGAGACGTTCGGGCCAAGTGTCCCCGGTGCCACGCGCACAGGGCCGCTGGTGTCCGAGACAAAGACGCCGGTGCCCACCCCGCCCGCGATGACCAGTGGGTCGCGGTTGCTGAAATGCAGGCTCGGCTGTCCGTCGACCGTCAGGTCCACATCGCCCGCAGCCTTGGTGCCGTCGGCGCCCGTGACCGTTGCCGTGACCAGCGTATAGGTCGCCGCCCGGCGTCGGCTGTTGGTGACGGCGGCAACGCGGTCTAGGCCCCGTCCGCTCGCCAGCATGGACAGCGACGCGTACACGGCCTCCAGAACTTCGTACGACTCGGCCCACTTGCTGCCGACGATGTTGACGAGCTGTCCAGTGGCGCTGTCGGGCGAGTCGTCAAACTCGGGGTCGACGGTCGCCCGCGCTTCTTCGACGATCTCGCGGATGCACTCCGCTTCCGTCTTGCGCACAAAACCGGTTGCCTCGACGCCGCTCATTGGATTCCCTCCACCACCACGTCGATGGGTGCGCCGGTGATGTCCAGGGCCGTGGCAGTGCCCGACAGGGCGCGCGTGCGCGGGTCCAGCACGAGCTGCATCGACTGCACTTCCACCGCGCCGGGGACACTCAGGATGCGGCGCCGAATCTCAGCACGGCGCGTCAGGTCACGGCTCTTGCCGAGGATCTTGCCAAAGTAGTCGGTGCCAGCGTTCTCGTCGAGGAACCACTCGCCCATCATGTGGTGCAGCGCGATGTCGATCCGCTGGCGTCGGGCGTCAGGACCGCGCAAGACGATCAGGTCGCCATCGACGAACACCAGGTCACGCTCGGGTCCGGCGATCTGGAAGTCGCTCATGTCGCCCTCACTTTCTGGGCGCCCGTGGACAGCGGCGTGTAGGGCGGCAGAATCGCGCCGGCCCCGCCGAAGCTTGCGTGCGAGTGGCCGACCAGGGCCGCCGCAATCGCCTTGTCGACAAGCTCGGCAAGCGCCACCGGCGTAGCCATGACATCCCCGATCTGAATCGTCCCATCCGGCTTGATCGCGATCGCGCTGCTGCCGTCGTCCTTGCCAACCACCAGGTCGGTGGTGCTCACACCGGAGAGCTTCTCCCGATCGGGAAACCAGCCCGGCAGACAGACGCAGCCGTTGAGGCCGTGCGGGTCCACAAGCCCAGGGTGCGACGGTGCCTGCGCGCGCGTGCGCCACAGGTTGGTGGACTGCTCGGCGCACAGCACGAGCACCCAGTCGCCCACGGCAAGGGGGAAGGTGATGACAAAGCCCCCCGCGCGCGGCCACATCATCTGCACGTTGAGCAGGTCGGGCAGCCGTTCGAAGCCCCACGGCAGCTCGGGGTCATCCGAGGGGACCTCGCGCAGCAAGGCCGGCCGCACGTCCACGGTCTGCGCGTTCACGTCATAGGCCAGCACGCGCGCTGGAAAGCTCGTGTGCAGCGAGGCACGGCTGTCCGCGATGATGCGGTCGATGACCTCGCGATCGGACTCGGTGCTCACTGGCTCGCCTCCGGCGCTTGCGCTTGCTTCGTCTTCTTGGGGATGGGCGGCAAGCTCATGTCGCGACAGTCGATCTCCGCGTTCCAGTCCTGGCCGTGCGTGTCGCCGACGTAGCGCGTCTTCTCGATGCGGTAGACCGTGCGGTCGACGTCAAAGCCAAAGCGCAGAAGGTCGCCGATGGCCTCGGCAGACGAGCGTGTGATCTGCACCGGGTAGCCTGGCCCAAGGCCCGGAACGATGCGCACGCGGCAGTGACAGGTCCCCTTGGCGTCCACCTCCACGCTGCCCTCGAGGCCGGTCTCTGGCGCGAGGATGGTGGCCACGGTGCCCAGGGCCTTGCCCGCCCCCAGCACCTGCAGCTGGCCGTCCTGCACGCTGAACTCGAGGCCCGCTGACTTGAGCGTCTTGTCGAACTGCTCGGCCACCGAGCCCGTGCCGGCAAAGCCCTTCTCGAACGCAGCGCCCAGCTTGTCGACCGAGAAGTCCGCCGAGCCCACCTGCTTTTTGAGCTCCGTGAACAGGTTGCCGGCACCCACCTTGAGCTCGCCGAATGCCTCACTGATCACGCGCTCGGCGCTCACGCCGGGGCGCGCGCCGGTGGCGTTGCGGGCCTTGCGTAGCGCAGTGTCTCCGTCGCCCGCACGCAGGACGGTGGCCCAGGAGCCGTCCGGCTCAGGCCGGGAGAACGCCTCGCGCATCTCGCCCGAAAACAAGAGGATCATCCCCGTGTCCCGGTAGCCCGCCTCGACCACCACAGGGACCTTGCCATCGCCGCGGTGGAGACCCTCTCGCGTCTTGCGTGCGAGGTTGTACAGGATGACCTCGGCGTGGTTAGGCGCGCGCGTCAGGTCCTTTTCGATCGTGAAGCCCACCCGCAGACCCGTGTAGTCGCGGCCGGCAGCGTTGACGCGCACCTGGCGCTGCATGATGCGGGGCGCGGTGCTCATGCTGCCGGCTCCGCGTAGACCACGCGCACGCGCACGCCGAGGCTGCCGAGCGTGGGCTCGTCGGCGGCACCTGTCGGGTCCACCACGTAGATCGGATAGGGCGGGCGCTCGACCGAGGGCGGCACCCACGCGAGCAGGTCTGCATTGAGCAGCACGGGTACGCCGGAGACAAGCCGATCGCCGCTGGGCGAGTCGATCGCGAACGTCCACAGCGACGCGCGCTCATTCCACATCCAGCGCACGCGGTACGTGGCACCCGACAGCGCGACGCTCACCGTCAGATCCGGGTAACCGCTCGGTGTGGGGATGAGCTTCATCAGAACGGCCTGTAGGTGACGCCGGTTGCGCCGTCCGGGGAGAGCATTCGGTGCGCGAGCGTCTCGGTGGCCTCGGCGGTCGCCGCATCGGCCTCTTTCTCGGCGGGCTTGCCTGCGTCGGCGGGTGGCTGGCTGCGCGGCTTTTTGGGCTTGGGCAACAGACCTGACACGTCGTTCTTGAACAGCGAAGCGTACGTGACCTGCTGAAACTCCATCTCCAGCTTGAGGCTGTTGCCGCTCTTTCCGTCGCGCTCGGTGTGCAGCGACTTCATGACCATGTGCTCAAACTCGCCGAGCAGATCGATGGCAATCGAAAACTCGCGCGCCTGGGCCATGGAGTCGCGCAGCTCGCTGTAGATCTTCTCGACGCGATGGACCTTCTGCTCGAGCGGCACCCACGAGCGAATCGAGGCCTGCACCGGGACCGTATGGGTCAAGGGGATGCCCGCGATGCTGGACGGCAGCTGGGCCGAGGGCGGCGTGTTGATGAGCGGCTGCCGCACGTACACGATCATGTCCTGCACCGCGGTGAGGCCGTCCATGTGCGTGAGGTCGTGCGCGCGCGCCGGCGCGTTGCTCACCATCGCGGACATGCGCAGCGTGACGGGCCTTGGCCGGATGTGATCGACCAGGTTGGCGCCCAGCTCGATGGGGTATTCCGTGAGCGCGACCTCGTGTGTGGGCGCTTCACTGATCACGGCGTCAAACTCATAGAGTCGGCCAGCCGTGTCGCTTTTCCAGATCAGCACGGTGCGCGCCACGGCTTCACCTCGTGCTCGTGGTGTGAAACAGATGCCGGCGGTTCATGTTGATCAGCTCGCGCGCGGCGTTCTTGCCCTCGCGCACGGTCTCGGGCGGAACCGCGCCCGTGATGTTGACGATGGCATCGCCCCCTCGGTTGACGATGGGCGCAACGCCGTTGGTGGGCAGCTTGACCGGCCCAGGCAGCTGGTTTGGGAGCGTGACCGGCATGGGCGCCAGGCCCAGAGCCTCCTGCGCCGCTGCAATGTCTGCTGCCCGCTTGGCGGCTTCTTCTTCGGGCGTGAGCTTGACGCCCCGCAGCACCTGCGCGCGCTTTTTCTGCCGCACGTTGGTCTCTTCGGCGACCGCTGGCTTGGCCATGTAGTTCTCGAGCCAGCTACCTTCTACCAACTTGCGCAGCGTCTTGATCGCATCGTTCAAGAAGTTGATGCGACGAAACAGCATGTCGACGCCGTCGTTGAGCTCGTGGAAGAAGTCGCCGATCAAGGACTTCTTGCCCGAGAAGTACCCCATCACTTCGTCAAGCGCGACAATCAGCACGGCGATGGCGGCGACCGTCACGAGGATGGGCCAGCTGGCCACCACCCAGGAGATCCCCCACGCGACCAGCGCCGCGCTGCCAGCGATGAGAAGCGTGGTGAGGATGGTCGTGTTGGAGACCATGTCCTTGAGCCACGATGTGATCTTGATTAGCGGCTCCAGCACGAACCCCTTGGCAAGGTCCTTGATCTTGTCGCCGCCCTTGGTCATGAAGTCGCGCTGCGCCGCGCCCAGCTTGAGCATCTTGCCGGCGTAGGTGTTGGCTTCTCGCGTGGCCTGGCCTGTCTTGAGCGCCGTGTCCTTGAGGATCTTCTGGTAAATGAGCTCGGTCTTTTCCGCGATGGTCATCGCGGTGATCTTCTTTTTGATGCCTCGCTCGTGCGCGAACTCTTGCAGCGCCGCGGCCTTGATTCCGATGCCGAGACGCTCCACGCCCTCAGTCTCCCCCGTCATGCCGGAAAACAGCCGGCTCAGCGTCTCGCCGGGGTCTTCATTGTTGATGGCGGCAAGGTCGATCGCGAGCGCACTGAGCGTGGTGGACATCTCGGCCGCGAGCTTCTGATTGCCCTTGAGCGTCGGCACGAGCATGGAGCCGAACGTGCCGGCGAACTCGCGCAGCTGGTACTCACTGGCTCCCGTGGCCTCGGCAGTCTTGGCCGCCCACGACTCGACGCCGCCCGAGTATTGCCCGAACATCATGTGGAGCTTGGATAGCGCCTGCTCGGCGGCGCTCGACTGGTCCACCATGCTCTTGAGAAAGCCAAACGTCTGGTACACCGAGAAAGCCGCAGCAAGCTTGCCGAGCGCGCCCTTTAGAGAGTCCACGCGGCGGTCGGCCTCGTCCGCTCCCTTGGGGTCGAAGTCGATGCCCAGCGACGTGAGTAGCTCGCGAACGATCATGGCGTGTGCCTCTCGGCATCGTCCTTCAAGCGCTCGACCTGCCGGCTCTCCAGGCGCTCAAAGGTGTTCAGAAACTCGTGGGCATCGTAGAGGTCACAGAGCGACCAGCGCGTCTCGATCTCGCTCAGGCTGTCGTTGTATTTGCCGCTCGTGGCGACGCGGTGAAAGACGTAGGCCTCGGCGAGGTGGTCGGGGAGAGGCTCGCTTTCGCCTGAGCCTGTCGGCGCGACGCTTCCGCCAAGGCTCCGGCGAAAAAATCGCCACAGCTCATCTCCACACAAAAAAAGAGCCAGCGACGCCAGCGCTCGAGCCCCTGCCCCCCACCAAACGCCAGCTCCGACACGTCCTTGGGGCTGAGCCACTCCTCGCTACCCGCCTCGCGCTCAATGCGCGTCACGCGCACGAACGTGTCCGTGAGCCAGTCGAGCGTCTCGTCGTCGATGCGCTCCATGACGGCGCCGGCCGCGAGTAGGTCGAAGTTGACGGTCTGCCCGGCCTGGCCAAGCTCGTGGAGCGCCGCGCCGATGGTGTTGAGCAGACGCCGCGCCACCGAGCGCGCCGCCTTGCTGCCGAGTTGCTGGACGACGCAGCGGCGGCCCTCCCAGTCGAGCTCAAACTCGCGCTCCTCAATCATCGGCTAAACCCGTAGTCGCCGTTGGTGACCAGGATCTTCCACTCGCGACTGGTGGCCGTGCGGTCTTGGGACACGGTGGGCGGACGCTCAAAGCAGGCATCCGTCGCCGTGAGAAACTCGCCCGTGTCGACGTGCCGCGCGAGGAAGGGGAAAAACCCGATCGCCCCGTGGCTCCTGCGTTTGAGGTTGTACAGCTGGCTGCACTTGAGGTTCTCGTCGCTCGTCTGCAGCAGCTTGAGCGTCACGTGCCAGCGCGCGTCATAGAGCACGCTCACGGCCACCTCGCCGTCGGTGCCGGCGACCGAGCCCACGGTGTCGCTCTCCGGGTCGGCGCTGAAAAACTCGCCGTCCGCAAAGCCGCGGGCAATGAAGATGCCCCCGAGCGAGATCGTGAACCGAGTGGGGTTACAGGCTTTCACGCGACTACCTCACGCGACGTTGAGAGTGATATGGACGGTGCCGACCGAGTGCACGGCGCCGGTCGGCGTGAAGCTGAAGCTGGTGCCGGGCCAGCGGTAGAGGCTCCGATCGGCGGCGCTGAGCTGCGCGCGCTTGGGGACCGTGATCGACCAGGTGTCAGGCTCCCCGTTGATGGCCTCGTTGTCGATGCCGCGATCGATGACGTTTTTGTACGCGCCCCAGATCGCGTTGCCGGCGCCTTGGTCGGTGTGCGGCACCTTGGGGCTACTCGTGAGCATGACGAGAATGGCCTCGATGGCGCGCGCGCGGGCCCAGTCGGACAGCTGCACCAGGTCGAGGAAGATCCCCGTGCCGCCTTGGGCGGAGCCCGTGACCTCCTTGCCGCGGTAGACGGTCTGGTAATAGGAGCCGTTGCCGGCCACCAACTTGCCGGCGTTGCTGGCAGAGAGCTTTTCGGCCGCCGCGCCCGCGATCGTCTTGAACGCCCAGTCTGCACGGCCCGGCTCGTACGAGATGAGCGAGGCAAGCCAGGCGCCGCCGTAGAACACCTGCGCGCGCGAGTGGTAGGCCACGTGCGTGCGGACGTAGTTCTGCGTGTCGAGGCTCTTGAAGATGTTATCGGGGTAGGTGGTCGCGTCGAACACGCGCATGTCGTGCGTGGAGGCGACCAGGATCTTGCGCTCGGACTCGATCCAGTCGGCCGCCTCCTCGATCACGGCCGGTGCCGACGTGGCCAGGATCAGACCGTACCAGTCCGGGTCGTAGTCCTTGATCGCCGTCAGGTCGGTCCCCACGTTGCCGGGGCCCGCGGACTCGTCCGTGAGGAACAGGTTGGCGGTGAGGTTGTAGAACGACCACTGCTGGTCTGCGACGCCGGTGTTTTCGATGTACGTGCCGCCCGCCCCGTTGGCCGTCGTGAGGCCCGTGGCGGCGTTCATGGCGGCAGAGAGGCCCGTGCAGACCTCGGCGGCGG